TACATAAAACCTAACCCTTGCAATCGTTCCTATATTTACGGAAATAGAACATCTATAATATCCATTTCCTGCTGATGTGATATCCCTTGATATTATATTTGAAGATGTTGCGCCAAGCACTCCGTTGTCTAAATCAAAAAACGATAATGCATTAGATGAACCATTCGCTACAACTTGAATCCAAGTGCTTGTTCCTGCTTTAGCGTAAACACTAAAAGTTTGAACTCCGCTTTGAGATATATTTTGATAAATGTAAGCTCCCGAATTGCTCTTGTCAATACGCCAAGCATCGTTCGTTCCATCATATCCTGCTTGACCGCTTGTCTCTGTTGTTGCGGCATTTAACCAAGTAGTATTAAACGAATTGCTTTGTAGCAATAAGTTACTTGTCTCCTTCTCTATATTACCATCTGCATTAATTCTCGTAGCAGCAGATGAACGAGTGAAAGTAAAATCACCATCACCATTAGTAGGCTTCTGCGAGTAGACCTTTCCTGTCTTTGTACCGCTTGGTATTAAGACCAAACTTGATTTGTCGTATATACTCATCTTATATAGTTGTTAATGCGATACACTCGCTATCAGTTAATGCCGTAGGGAAGATTAGGATTTGGTTAATAAAACCAGATGTGCTTGTGTTAGCTGATTTAGCAAAACCTATTAAATCATAGTTTCCGTTAATTGATGAACTACCATTTAAAACTCCATCTGCAAAAGTAGTTCCTATGCCTCCGCTTAATCTTGCTATAACTTTTTTACCAAATGCTGAACCAATATACTTGCTATCTTTTCTCCAATAGAAACGAGCAAACTTTCCACTTGTGTGGTTAGACCTCATATATAAATCAATAGTTGAATTTTGACCTGCGTAAAATTGACTATCGCCAGAATCAAAATCTTCACTATGACCTTTTACATCAAACATAATAGTCCATTCAGTAGAGCTAGTAATAATGTCTTTAGAAACAAGGTCAAGTAAATTGCAACTATCATAAGACCTCGTAACCGCAGAACCCATAGTAGGTATGTAACTTGTAGGGTAACTTCCTGCTTCTAATTGCGCTCCATAAATTAACACTTCACCTCCGCCACTTGTGTTTAAATCTCCCCAAGTAGATGTTAATGCCCTTGCAAATCCGATACGAGCGCTACTTCCTGCAGATGCATTAGCAAAGGTGCAACTAATACGATACCAACCATCTCCGTATGATTCTATTTTTTCGTTTGATGTATTGTATCCACTCGTTCCTATTATATTGTTTTCAATATCAAAAGCAACGCTGAAGCCTCCCGATGCTCCAGAATACAATAAAATATACGGGTAGTCTACATACTTAACAAACACCGAGAAACTAGAAGGGTCTGATATGAATAGTGATGTAGTTAAAAAAGTTCCTGCTGCTGTTGATGTCCATCTTGTAGCGTTTTCCAAACCATCGGGAGATGTACTATCGTTAGATGAAATTGTAGAGGAATAATATGTCCATTGACTCGCTCCAAAATACTCTGACTGCGTTACAAGATTACTTCTTTGAGGCTCAAGTAAAAGAGAAGGACACGAAGCACCACCACTATAATCTAATCTCGGTAAGTCCTCTAATATACCACTTTGTGCAGTAGATGCTCCTGTTTCAATGTAGTCAGTAGCAACCAAGCCTTGCTCTGCTTGAGCATTCATTATATAAATAAACTCACCTGCTGAAGATGCACCATAATACGGATTTAGTGTTCCATAGTCATTAAAATACGAACATCTCCACCATCCATTACCAACGCTTTCCATAGATGCGTTTGCGTGTCCTGCTGTTTGACCTGTTGTTAGATTATAATCAATACCTGTTCCAACCCAAATGCTAAACACATCTCTTGAACCTGCTTTAGCATAAATGCTTAAAGTACGCATTCCACTAACCCCCGAAGTACCTTGTGATAATTGCGCTGTTCCTGCTGCCGTAGAAGCCCATTTCCAAGCATTGTTAGAGCCATCATAACCCGAAAATCCTTGAGTTAATGTTGAGTTAGGTTTTCCCCAAGTAGTATCAAACTGATTTGATTGCAGCAAGAGATTCTCTCTACCCTTCTCAATAAGACCATTAACATCTACCCTTGTAGCAGCAAGATTTGAACCCCTACTAAATGTGAAGTCTCCATTTTCAACAAGCACCTCTTTGACCGATACATTGTCTATCTTAATATCTAATGCTCCATTATATCTTTTAAGAGTTAAACTCGTTGCATTGGATGTGTAGTAAAAAGTATGAATACCTATTGTTGATGGAATAAGAGATGTTGAACCACCAATTTCAATACCAAGTTGTCCGCCATCCGTTGCAATTACCTCATATCTTAACTTATACCTTGTGCCTATTTGAGCCACCCCAGATTGAGTCGCAGTAGTAAAAGCACCATTTGTAGTAATCTGCAAGTAACCTCCAGTTATTTGAGTACTTGCTCCTGTGTTATTAGTAATAGTCCAATCACTCGCACTTGAGAAATCTCCATTAGTAACTAACTCGCTACCTAACTGCTCAACAGGGCGCACACTATACAACTTCCCATCCTTATACGCAGTAGGTATCATTGCTAAACTACTAAAGTCAAATAGTTTACTCATAATAATTTGTTTAATTCTGTTATAGTACAAGCATTAGCCTCGGTAGCACCTCCAAGAGAAGATACTCTTATAGAATAATGATTGAATAAAAACTCGCCACCATCAACAGTAGGGGTTCTTTTGATAGCTTTGTTAATACATTTAGCAGATTCAATAACACCACCATCGCTCTCAACTCTTTCAACAAAGCCTAATACAGAAGCTAATAGCTTACTGATAACCCTTGATGATATAAGAGATATGCTGTTTATTAAATTCATTTATAGTATCGCTTTGTAAGCTAATACCTTACCCGAAGCTACAGCAACACTGTCAAACTTACCGAAGACAGTAGTACCCTCTGACAGACTAACTGAAGTAAGCGCATCACCCGCTTGTGTTGTGGTTGTTACCACACTGTCCTCTAATGCTTGAATAGCACGACAAGAATCACTTGTAGAAGCGCCACCTTCAACCACTCTAAATCCGTAGTCACCTGTAGCTGTTTGATAAAAGTTACCTTCCTTTACGATATTTTCGTAAGCCATTTTATTATTGTTTTAAATTGTATAATTCTGTTATGGTGCAATTTCTTGCCTCTGTATCTCCACCTGCTAATACCACACGAGCATCATAAGCATCAAATAATTCACGGCCTATATTAGCTGTAGGAGAATTGTTTATTTCATTTGCGACACAAGCATAAGACTCTATGGTAGCACCATCCGCAAGCACTCTTGTCCCAAAGCCTTCATATCCAGAATAAACAGAACTGCCAGAGTATCCACCTCTTACATATAGGTATTTAGGCTGCACATTAACTTGCACAGCATCCTTCATATAACCTGTTCCGTTATTCAATAAGTAACCCATTAATCAAAAATGGTTTGGTCGCTAAACACTGCTTTGTCATTGATTGCTAAAGAAGCAATACCACTTTCAGTATTTAGTGTTATATTGACATAAGACTTCTCACCAGTACCTGTACCGCTGTTAGCCTCATAGTTCATCGTTAAGCCATCCATCCATCCACTGATAGTCACAGTGTCGTTGTTGTGTAAAAGAACGCAGCAGATGTCCTCTCTGCGGCTCATAAGGTCTATTTGATTTACCTTATTGTCTACAGCAGGAGCTTGGATAGTAATATCAGTAGAAACAACACCTAATCCATTGGAGGTATTCTTGTTCTCTGTGAAAGTTGTAGTCCCGTCCTTTGGGTTATGCTCAAACTTTACGGTGTCTACGGTATCAACTTGAGTTACCTGTGTCTCATCAAGAGGGTTAAAGGTAATCGTCAAGTCTTTTTGCAATAATAAGACAGCTTTCTTGATACCGCCTGTAACTCGTTTGTTACAATTAATATCAATATCGCTTAATAAGATACTACAATTGAAAGCCATATATTTTTAAATAAAAAGGGGCGAGGTTTTCGCCTCACCCCCTTGTGTTAATTTACAAGATTGCTATTATGCAGTTGCAGTAGCAAACTCAGCAGCACCGATGCTGTAAGACAAACCAAGCTCATCACCTGTTAGGGTAAGTTGGAAACGGTTCTTTTCAGAACGACCAGTTCCAGAGTTAGCGTCAACAGTACCTGCGTACAAGCCGTAGTCCAAACCACAAACGTGGTAAGTTCCAGCAGCAGTCTCTACAAAAGCAACCAACTCTGCGCCACCTTTAGAGATGTCGTTAAGAGCTGTGATTTTGTCAGCAGTCATTTTAGGAAGCTCTACAGATACGGTTGGTACAGTTGATACAACACCATCACCAGATACAGTTTTCACTTCACTGAATACAGAAAAGCCATCCTTGTTGTTAAAAGAAATTTGTGATACTCCACTTACAGCAGTAGCAGCAGTTACTTTACGGTCAGCGTCTGTTCTTGTCAAAGCAGTCAGAGCGTCAGAGCGGTTAGCAACGTGCAATTCTACGATACCGCCAATTGCAACATCGTCACAAGAGTAAGAAATATCAGCAAGAGTTACATTACAAGCCATTTGTTATAGGGTATTAGAGGAAGGGCCGAAGCCCTTCCGTTAGTTATTATTATGCAGCGTAGACAATCTCTTCACCTTTCAAGTAAGAGAAACCTAACTTGAACTGACCCCAGATTTTATCAGAAGACAATTCAGCTTCGTACTTCATATCAATGGCACGAACGTCATTGTACTCATCAGTTAACATTACGATGTTCTGTGCAGCAGAAATCATAAATTGACCAGCAGGCATAGATGGGAAGTGGATAACTTCCATACCGTAGTAGTTCGGTACACCACCTTCTACAACACCTTGTGGAGTTGTAGTGTATAAACCAGCGATTGCGATTTGGTAAGCTTGCATAGCAGCAGTTCCCAAGAAGATAGCAGGTTTGAAATCACGGTCAGCATCACCATAAACAGCAGCCAACATAACGTCAGACATTTCTTCGTAAGCACCTTCCAATTTGTCAAGTACATTAGCAGAAGTGATGGCTCCACCAAGTGCGAAGTCTATTACAGAAGGATCAGCAGCCATTTCAGTAGTCAATTCAGTACCTGCAACAGTCAATGCTTTTTCAGCAGACAATTTTGCGAAGTAGTCAAATACCCAATCCTTGAACTCAGCGTCCATAGTTTCTGGGTTGTTCTGACCTTTCTTCAAAAGAAGACCACGGTAAGAAGACTCAAGAGCGTTCTTACAGTTTAAGAAAGACCACTTGTAAGTTGTTACAGTCATTTCTTTTTCTCCGATTGTAGCATCAGAGTTGCCGTCAAACACACAAAGGTCTGAACCGAAAGATAATGAAGCGTCAAAGATTGGTACGTTTACCTTAGCTTTAACACCATCTACAAGACGGAAACGGTTTAATACCGCTGCCGATTTTACCATAGTATCAATGAAGAGGTCTGGACGTCTGTCACCGTATGGCAAGTTTGATATTACTATACTCATTTTATTTTAATTTAAGAGGATTCGTTTAATTAATTTACAATAATTACTTGCGGTTAAAGAAGTTGTTAATCATATCTACCTTCTCAGAAGTGATACCATTAAAAACTACTGTCTTGTCTTCTACAGTTTCTTCAACTTCTTCAGCCTTTTGTTCAGCAGCAAATTGCTCCTCAACTTCAGCTTCCGTAGCTTCGTACTTTTTGTCAGAAGCCATATCCTCTTCTTCATCTTTAGAGGCCATTTCTTCTTCTTTTTCTTCAGAAGCTATTTCCTCTTCCTTTCCGTCAGAGGCCATTTCTTCTTTTTCTTCATCATTGTCTTCGGCCATCTCTTCTTCAGAGTCACCCATAGACGCGATGTGCTTTTGAATCATTTCAATGGCTTCCTTCAAATCAGAAACACCAGCAAACTTATCTTCAAAAGATGTCACAGCTTCAAGGAGCGAGTTGTTCTCGTTCTCCAAAGCTTCAATTCTTGCTTCGTACTTGTTAGTCATCGTCTCAAATTGAGCCTCCAACTTACCAAGTTCTTTGCCAAAACTAAATTCGTTCATTTGTTCTTCGTTATTAATTGTTGGTTTAATATCTGCCTTAATCTCAATAGAGAAACCATTTATCTCTCCATTTTCAATTGCAGTAAATAATTCGTCAGACTCAATCTTTGCCTTCACGAATACGGTTCCGTTTGGTAGCTTGTAACCATAGTCTACAGACTTATCGTTATCACTCTCTTTAGTCCAAACTTCAAGCATCACTACATCGTCAGTATCATTCTGATGGTTAATGCCAAATGCGTTAAATAACCCTTCCTTAGAATACTTGTACATAATCTCTTGGATTGTCTCCGCAGTGAAGCGTACATAGTAATATCCCATTTCGGGTGAGAAGCGTAGGATTTCCTTGTTAGGAATCATAATCGGTCCTACAACCTCTTTCTTCTTTTCATCAGCAAACATCTGTACCTTCTCTACTTCATTGAAGTGGATGAAGTCTTCCTCAATAGCGGGCTTATCTACAAGAGAAATCTTGTACATCCCTTGAGCGATGTCATCTAATGTTATATCAAATAATGGTAAGTTATCCATTCTTCTTTGCTTTTTTATGCCACTTTGGTAGCAGGTCATTATCTTGTACATACTTTGGGTTAGACGGTCTTCCGTTCTTAACCAAGTACATAAATGCGTTTAGTCGGGCAAGTCCCCATTGTGTAGCACTCGTAACCTTTGGTGAGTGTCCTGTATTGAATGCACCCATACCACGAAGCACAACACGCTTTGCAGCTCCCATACCCACCTTCTTATCGGGGTACTTTTCATTGTAAGCGTCTACCTTATTCTTTATAGACTTAAGAACTTTTGCAGATAGCTTTCCACCTTTTCCAACACCTTTAGGATTCTTGTTAGGAGTATCGCTCTTAGGTGCTTTGGGAGATTTCTTAATGCTTCCATCCTTGCCTTGTGTAGCGTAATCATCCTTGACTTTACGGTCACCATACGGGAGGTCAGCCACATCAACACTTGCCTTAACTGTTCCGTTTCGTATGCTCTCAGCTTTTCTAATTGCCCAGTTAACACCGCTCGTTCCTCCCCAACCAAGCCAAGCCACATAGCCTCTATCTTTCCAAGGCGTGTCCTTATACTTAGGGTCAATCGCAGCATTCTTTCTATGGCGATTAAAAGCAGCCATTCTCGCAATAGTTTCATACGATAGTTTTCTTTTTGATGCTAATTGGTTTGCACGAGTCCAGCCCACAGAAGTCATTCCCTTAACTTCTTTTCCGTACTTCTTCTTCCACTCAAGAACTTTCTTGGCGTTGTTAGTAGCAGATTGTGGGTAGTCGTTGTATGTAGCCATCAAATTAATTTACAATTATATCAATAAACCTTTTATGGTAAGGTAAGCGTACTCTTGGTAAACCTCTCCTTTTGCACTTTTTACATATATGCTTGAAGATGTGTTTATTCTTGATGAATTAAATTGTGACAAAAAGAAATCTAAAGAACCAAGTTCTGATACAGGGACAACCATATCAAACTCAATATTTGGTCTTTCTGATTGATTTATCTTGTCAGCATTTGCAAATATATTTGTGTATGTGTCTGTTACATTACCATTGTCATCTTCAAACTTTAAACTCCAACCTAATGGGTTCTCTGAAAATAACCTGCCGTTGAATATATGTTTGCCCCCAAGGTTTTGAGAGGTAACACCATACTGGCTGTTTGAGTATATTCTTTCAACTTCAGTAATCATCTTGCCACTTGTATTGAATCCTTTAAGGACGGTGTACGGAACAAGAAGATTGCTTTGATATAAAGGCTTATCTAGATACGCAAACCTAAAACCAACCTTTGTGTTTTGAGTAAATACATTAGGGGTTAATCCTAAATCGTTTGCGCTAAACGCACCGTTTTGATAATTTTGATTATCGTCATAATCGGTAGACACATTACCACATACGGAATTTTCGTATACAGAGCTTTTTAAATCAATCTTTATTTCTACTATACCATCTTGGTTTATCTCTTGAGTAGTAGAGCCTACTGTTACTCCATCGTCATCAATGTCATCATAGTAAAGACCAAAGTCTTTATTTGTTATCTCTAAAGACTTAACTCTATCTCCACCATTACTTATCTTAAAAGAATTTAAGTCATCTACATATTCATCTATGTTTAACGCACCTCCACGAACAATGTGTAACGGGTCAAGGCGAAGAATATTTTGAGAAGAGGATGAATCATAATCATAGTATAAGCCACAATCAAATCTTTTAGCAATCCCTAATAAAACATCGTATACATTATAAGAACAAGACTTGTTTATAGATTCTTGTATTATAAACTCATCACTTTTTTTGTAAGGAAGAAAATCTTCTTTAGCTTCAAACTTTAGATTTAATCTTCCATAACCTCCTGTACCTCCATCGGGGTCACCAAACCTTGTTATACCTTTTAATATATCTGTATAAGAAAATGTAGCTTGAGTAAAACCAGTACCATTGTGTGGATTAGCATTATCAAATCCATTCACATAAGACAGATTTATATTACCAGCTATAGGTTCAAGCCAGTAGTTAATGCTGTATCTACTTCCGCTATATATAAATAGTTCTTCTTCTTGCGGGAAGTGGGCTTCAATAGGCTCAAAAATAAGTGTATCGGCAAATACGTATCCATTACTAATTATTGATGGATTACCATCTCTACAGTCAAAATAATGAAAATTAGGTCCTGCTGAAGAAGACTTAATTGAATATCCTTGAACCGCCCCTTGAATGTCTGAACTTGTTATAAGTAAATCATCACCATTAGCATCTTGCATAGTAATGCGTTTAACCTCAAGCCCTTCTTCAAAAACACTTGTGTGTAGATTAAATTCTATATCTGTACTTACGTCAAAAGTATTTAATTGAGCTACCATTTTATCCTCTTCTATAACAGGTATCTCATATAAAGCGTCAACAATAGTAACAGACGTTAAACCATTTGCTAAAGATATTTCTGAATTAAAAGCGACTTTTGGAGCAAGGAACCCTCTTACCGGTTCATCGTCATCTGGATAAAAGCCATTTCTTTCCTCCGCTGCCCATTCCTGTGTTTGCGGATAAGCAGGTCCCCCTCCTGGGGTAGTGCCATAGTTGCCAGAAGTCTCTGAATCGCTAAAGTAAATAGTGCTAAAATCCTTTGTTGATTGAGATAGGTCTTCACATCTATTCATATTGGTGTTTGTACCTACCCAAGCAGGTGATTGCCTAACAACGAACTGCCTTGTGTTTACATCTTGCTTTGCGAGGAGTCTTGAGGGAAGCAACATATGTATCTTCTCTGGCTGCATATCAGCGAACTGTGGATTACCTGCAAAACTACCTACACCAAGAAGTTTAGAGTCTACCCTAAAAGGGAAATTAGAATCGTTTATATATGAAGCTAAATAATCTAAAAATCCTTTTACCGAGAAAACAGGCACTATACCCGCTCTTGTCATATCGGGTCCGTACTCAACAAACTGACGTGCGGCATAGTTGAATTTACCTTTTACATCATTAACAAAATCAACATACGGGAACGATATTGGGCGTGAATAGTCTGGATTAGTGTTAATTAAACCTGCTTCACCACCACTTGCTGTAGGCGTTAGGAACTCCGTGAAGGTGTGTCTTGACGTGTAGTAATTGTCAGTATATATATCTCCCAAAGGAACATCCTTAATCTTTGATAGATAACTTGATATAAAATCCTTTAGCCCAACCTCAATATAAGGTTCCGAAGAATTATATTCTATAGTATTTACAGTAAGTAAACCATTTATAGTATTAGTAGTACCTTCAATTTCTATTTCAAAATAAAAGTCTTCTAAAGGGAAATTAGCGGAAGGAGATAGGCTTGGGTTAAAATTAAAAAGATTAGTGCTTTGATTATTATCTGTTAGAGGAATCTTTAATTCCGTATAGAATGGCAGCTTAATCTTATCTATACTGATTGTGTCGTAAAACTCAATATCATAATTAAGTGACTGTTCTGGGAATAAGTCTAACTTATAAAAGTTTGAAGGAATATTATCCCTGCTAATCTTTAATGAAAAATACATACTATCGTGTTGCGATATTAAATTCTATAGAAGACTTAAATCTATTACTGAATATCTGAAAAGTCTCCTCTGTAAAAGATACACCATAAGCAGCACCTCCACACTCATCAACATAACAAAGTTGAGGTATATATCCACTTGTTGTCTCTTCATAGCCTAAAAGCTCTCCTATTGTGTCGGGACCATAAAGATTCCTGCGGTTATTAGGTAGTATTAATTTATATGAAATACTTGATGAATACTTTATGTATTGCTTTGAATAAGAGCCTTGCTGGATATCAACATCTATTTTAAATATATCCTCTGGGAAGTATTCTGTAGTTTTAAATAAACCACCCACTGCATTAAAAGAAGCTGGAACTCCCTTGTATATATTCTTGTCAAATGAAAATATGTCTGCACCTCCATCAATACACAATGCATAGAAGCCGTATGTTATGGCTCCGATGAGATATTCTATTCTAACAACATCACCTGTGTTAAAATTAGAGGCTCCAATCTCTCTGAAGGTCCCATCACCATTATTTGTGATAGACATAAAAACGCTTGGTGATTCGGGTACTCCCGCTCTAAAATGATTTGCCATTATACTTTATCGTTTCTGTCTCTGATTCTACGTTCAGTTTCATTTGTTCTCAAGTCCTTGTCAGATACATAAGCTCTAACAGGCTTACTTACGCCTATAGCTGTTGAGGTCGTAGCCTCTGCGATAGCCTTTAAGTAATCTACACTTTCGTTCATTGGTGAAGATACTAACCCTCCTTCTGCAAACTTATAGCTTCCAGCTCTTGGTCTTGTCATACCACTCTTGTTTATGCGGTCAAGTAAATCTCGGTGCATAGCAGTAGCTCTTTTATTTATGACGTACTCACCGCCTTCCATTTCATAACCACTTTGACCTTGCACTGAAAACGGTACACCACCTTGGTCGTGAGACGGACCACTAACCATACCCCCTTCAGCAAACTTCTTAGGGAAGAACTTCTTTTGACCAATAGCAGCTAACTCTGCACCGTAAGCTGCTGTAGTAAGTCCTGCTGATATCGCAGACTTAATAGCAAGTTTTATAGGGTTACCTTCTTTGTCATATATAATAAGATTAGGTATGATAGATGCTAAAGATTGCAGATAATCTGTAGTAGCATTCTGTCTGTCTTGTTTTTTCTCTGCTTCAAATATTTTTTTATCAATATCATTCTCCTCAGCTATCTTAGCTCTTTGTAGCTCCTGCTGCTTAAGTCTAAACTGAGACTCTGTAATTAACTGATTATCAAGCTGAGACTTTAATATATCATTCTCTGTTTCATAACGATTGCTTATAGCACTCTTCTCAGCTTCAAGTCTACCCTTAGTGTTTTCTAAAGCGACTGCATTGAACTCAGCTATGGACTCTGCCGTTTTATCTAACCCCTCAGCAATCACATCTGCAAGTTTAACATCTTTAAATGCTTCTCTGATTTTATCCGCAAGGCTTTTTGCTTTTTCTGGTAAAAAGTCCAGAACTGTAGGTGCAAGTTCTAACTGCGCTAAATCAACACCGTCAACTCCAAATACACCCTTAGCAGCTAAATCTATAGTTTCACCTATTTCTTTAGGCAACTGAATACTGACCTCTTCAGCAGTGTCTCTAAATGTATTAATTAATCCCTTAACAAACTTAGAGTCAGCCCCAAATCTTTTTGTAGCTTCTGCAATTATATCTTCTGCACCACCAAAGAACCCATCAAGTAAATCAACTTGAGTAGGGAATGCGCTTTCTCCAACCTCTACTCTTAACTCTCCAATTACTTTTTCGGTTTCTTTAATTCTTTCTATGTAATCAGAAAGCTCTGTCTTTAATCTATCCTGCTCCTCTTTATCTGCCTTCTTTCTTTTATCAGCAAGAGTGTCTTCATCTACAGACAATCCATTAATACTGTTTTGCAATTCCTTTAATATTGCAATTCTTTTTGTTATTATTTCAAAACTTTCTTTATCATCTTCATTAAGGTCCTTCCCTTTTTTACCTAACTCAAAAGTTTCTTTACCAAGTTTTTCTATTTCTTCACCTATTTGCTTTTTAAGCAATAAAGATTCATTATCTACCTCAACTCCAGATTTAGTTAACGCTGATAGTTCAGCATATTCTGAATTAAACTTTTTTACAATGTGATTGTTTGCCTCTTGAGCTATGTATAAATCATCAAGGCCTTTACTTCTATCTCCTGTTAATTTTAAAAGTTTTAATATAGCTCCTGCTGCCTGCTCTATTTCTCCAGTCCAAGTTGGGTTCCAAGTTAAATTTATCAAAGCTTCTCTCAGGTCACCAGTTTTTTCTATTTCCTGCTGGAACGCATTTATAAATTTTTCTTTTGAAACTTCCGCTTGATTACCCAGTGCATCAAATGCTGTGTTAAGAATCTGTATATCGGGGACAACTCTGTTTGCACCCTCGTTATAATTTCTTTGAGATACTACCAGTTCTTCAATTGCGTCTGCTGCGTCACCACTTGCATTTGCAATAGCCTTATATGCCCTTGCGGTAGCAGCGGCTTCTCCGTCAAGAATACCTAACAATCCTATAAATAACTCTGTCTTTATAAAAGCTTCGCCTATTCTTGTTGAGAATTTATCATACGCTGAGGAAAGTAAATCTAATTGACCCTGCGTTGAAGCCATTTGTTTTGCATTAGCGGAAAACAACCTGCTTGAATCCTCAAGCTCTACTGAAAGTTGTTTAAATTTATCTATATTATTAGACAAAACAATAGCTGCGGAAGCTCCTCTTTTACCAAAAATATCTGTCGCTTTAGCTACATCTAAGTTTTTTTCTGAAAGCTCCTCCAAGAACTCTACTACTGGCTTTCCAGATTTAGCCGCCTCAAGCAAGACATTACGCAATCCAGTACCTGCTCGTGATGCTCGGAATCCATTGTCGGCAAGTATACCTAACAGAGATGATGTTTGTTCAAAAGAAACACCAGACTGTGCAGCAAGAGGACCTACATACTGTAGAGCTGTACCAAGGTCATTTAAAGACAATGCAGTTTCGTTTACAGCACCTACCAGCGCATTGGAAAACCTATTAGCCTCCTCTGTCGTTGCTTGAAATTGATTAAGAGTCTTTTTTAAAGTAGCGGCTACACCGCCAGGTTCCTCTCCAAGTGCTTGAGATAATATAGCAACAGGTTCTGTTAATTTCTCTATGTCCGATACCGAGGTACCAAGTTTCGCTAATTGCTTTTGAAGTTCAACAACTTCCGTGGCTGTAAGCGAAGTTACTCCTGCTACTTCAAAAACCGTATTTTTTAATCTCTGCATCTCAGAAGACGAAAGTCCTGCAATTGCAGCAACATCAGCAAGAGCTTTTTCCAAGTTTACAGCTCTTTTAAATGCTTTAACAGTTAGCTCAGAGAATATTCTTTGTGCAGTGTTTATAAGTCCGTATGCCAATGCGTACCTTGACAAAGTGCCTATTGCTGTTTTAAGCCTACTAAAAAATCCTTTGGTTACTTTTGTTCCATCGGAAGTGGTTTTGTTAAACCTTTTCTGTGCATTGTTTGCTTTGTCAATTAAAGGCTTGTGATTTTTAAGAGTAGAAGAAAGCTTACCTTGAGTATTAGAAAGCTCCTTTGATGCCTTTTCTGCTTTCTGTTCCACTTTATTCTTCTCAGCCGTTAGTCTCTTGTACTCTTTGGTGTTTTTATTTACATCCTCAAGCTGCTTATTTAAAAGCTCTAACCTTTCAGTATACTTGTTAAGCTTATCTATGCTTTGTTGTGTTGTAGCCATTATAGTGTCTCAATTAATCTGTCAATAGAAATGGTTGCTTCGCTTGTAAAAAGCTCGGTAAGTCTATCGTTTATCCTTGTTTCAGCTTTGCTTAAAGTAGCCTTAACTCCTGTGTTCTTATATTCAAAAGGATTAAAAAAGTTTGACCTATTCTTAATTCCATTTTTTTTAATTCCGTTGGCAATAGCAAATGCGACCCTACCCACATCAATGGGATTACTCGGGTCCATTGGTCTTGTTTCTTTTTTTCTACCCTGTCCTCTATCTGGAAGTTTAAACGAAATTCCTCGTGAAGATTTTTGTTTTATCCAATCCTCTAATCTATCAATACTCACAAGTCCACTCCCACTTGGAAAGGGTTTTAATTTCTTAGAGTGTGTAGTTAGTTGATAATACTTTTCATCAACTCCGTACTTTAATTGTGTTTTAATTCTAACAGAGGACGGAACGCCTTGCTTAATTCCGTAAACCCTTACAATAACAGCTTTTTTATTATTAGGAACAAGCCATCTGTCATCAGCGTTAGGTGTTATTGAGTTTGATTCAGATGGATTAATAAGTTGTCCCGAGGCAATGTGGTTCTTTTGCTTTGCTATTTTTACAATAGCTTTTATTATAGCTGACTTTCTGAATGCCCTTGAGGTTTCTGAAACTGCTATTAATCGTATTTGATTTTCATACTGCTTGCGAGTCATATGCTTTAAGAGTCAATACCTCTCGTATAAGGCTTGCGAGCAAGGACTACGCTAAAGTCACTCATTGCTGAGGTTATGTTATACTCTTCTCCCATAGCCGAGACAAGTTCTACTTCACCAAAATCAACATCATAGCCTTCTTGTATGAGGTAGTCTTGTAGCTGTCCAATAACAAAAAGGTTTTCCTCTGAAGACATTATTGATTCTAAATCATCATCTTCCCCAATCTTATCTATGACGATTGCTCCAAAGTCAAGTGTATATATAGGAGAGTTTAAATCTCTTGATATATTAGCTTCAAGAAGAAGAAGTGCCAGAGTCTTAAAGTTAAACTCTCGGTTGTTCAAATCCTCTTCTGTATTAGCTACGAAGAACTCATTAACCATATTGTGGTCATCAGCAAAAGACTTTATCTTACCGTAAAGCTCTGTGAGATTATTCATATAAACCTTTCTTAAATTTACAATTTACGCATTGCCTCTTGCTGACGATGATTAGCTGCTTCAATCTTGCTTTTCTGCGCTAAGTAAGACATCTCGGGAAGAACAGTTCTCATAGGCAGCATATAGGTCTGCTCGTACTTATGTATATCTTCGCCCGAAAGCATACGAACTATAGAGTACCAATACCATTGCTGGTTGAACAACATATCAGAACCTACATCTTCAGACTCACCTTCCTCATCCTCGTCATTAGCCTCATAAAAAACACCTGCAAAATCCTCAAATAGTATTTTATTCCTATTGTCTATATAGGTGTTTAATACATAGTACACTCTTCTTACATCGGAGTTTAATATATAATCTTGATTGTCCGACTCTTTAGAGACGTCTTCATTGTCAAACACCTTATCTTGACTTGGACGTATTATCAACTTGGCTATTTCAAGGTCAATTAGGTGGTCTGGCAATTTAGTCTTGCCCGTTATTATTTGCTCAAGCATTATAAACTGACCAAGGACTAATGAGTTCACATCCGAGTAAACTTTTTTTTCTTCATTTAACTTCTCATCACCAAGCATATTATCTTGAACGGGATACACTTCTTCAAAGAAGGCAATAAAGTTTATTTTTTCTATATCGTTTAAACTTGCTATAAAATCCTCGGTTGTTTTTCCAGAACCAAGAAAATTCATTAGCTTAATGTGCTGTCTGAATGTAATCATAAAA